ACCACCTTCAACGCTAAGACCAAGATCGAGTATGCACAATTCATGTACCCGATCATGGACCATTTGAAGCAGTTTAAGTTTTATGCGTTTGGACAATCGCCTGTCGCGGTTGCCGAACGCGTCGCTGCCATTTGCAGCCATTCTCATACTGCAGCGTGTCCCGATATTTCACGCATGGATGGATTTGTAAACGTAGTCAGTAGAGCACTAGAGCAGGCATTCGGGTGCCGGTTCTTTGCTGCGGAGCATGTTGAGAGTTTCGTGGAGTCCCACACTGCCAGTTTTGGCAATATGGGTATTACGCGAGATGGCATGCGCTATGAACAAGGTTGCACACGTGGCTCCGGTGAGATGGGAACATCCGCTTGGAACACTATCTTAAACCTCTTCATATTTTTCTATGCGTTTTATTTGCAGACTAAGAGTTTTGATGAAGCCTGGCGATTGCTGGAAGAGACAGTGATCGCCGGGGGTGATGATGGATTGGCTGGCGATGCCCCTGCGGAGCTCCTTATCCGAGCTGCCAGGGACGTCGGATTCGTGCTGAAATGCCCCACTTACCTTCACGGGGAGGTAGGCGTTAACTTTTTAGCACGGGTTTACGGGCCTGAGGTGTGGAATGGAGACCCCACCTCAATGTGCTCGTTGCGGCGCCAACTTGAGAAGTTCCATCTCACTTCCAAAATTGACCTTGCTCCACAGCAGAAACTCTATGAGAAAGCAGTTTCCTTTTCTTTGACCGATGCCAATACGCCTGTCATCGGACATCTGTGCGCCGCCATTTTGCGACACACACAAGGATACACACCAACTGGACAGCTCCAACGCTGGGGAGACAACCACGACATTTCGGTTCAATATCCGAATGCGTTCTCTTCCTGGATGTTAGAGGTAGCATGCCTTGAACTCCCGAACACTGATGTGTTCCGATTCATTGCCTGGCTCGAAGAGTTTCCACCCCTTGATCAATTGCTTAATTGCCCAACCTTTTACGAGGAAGGGCGAGAGTTTGAGCATGATAAGGAGTGGAACGTCGAACCAGGTCTGCTATATAAGACTACCGCCGCGCCTGCCAATATTCCCGCCCCGCCGAACCTCATTAGGTTTGGGGAGAATGGTGACATAATGGACGACGGTAACTTGACTCTTCAGGAATTTGTGGCCTTGTTGAATAAGGAATGCAACCGCTCCCGGTCAAGGAGCATTTCTCACTAATCGGAGGAATGGGGAAATCTCAGGGTAGTTGTGGACACTACCCTGTTCGTTTCAAAACTTTGAGATCTACCCTGATAAACCAACATTCAATTTCTCTCCAAATCCCTTCTTGTAGCCTGCCTTCCTTACAATGCCCAAACGACAGAGTAAGAACGGCCGTAAGAGTAAGAAGCAGTCTAATGCCCG